ACACGTTTGACCGCGTGAAAAACTTTGATTACCATTATGAATTTACTTAAAATTATTCAGAATGAAGATGTAACGGATATAACGAAATCCGAAAACGTTCAATCACAAAACTCAGTGAAAACTCGCAAATGCAAGGAATCTAAGGTTTCTGGTATTGCCACTCAAAAAGAAAGAGTTAGTGATTGTAAAAAGGTCAGCACACTTGTTAGTGTAATCTATGATATTATGAAAATATATGGTTATTCTGACAAAAAGGGTTTATCGCTTCTCACTGGTAAAGAACTTCAAAAGAAGGAAAATGCTAGGAAGGAGAAGACAAAGGAAGATAAACTTAAATTGAGGAATCGAATCCTCGAGTTTGTGTACAGTTCTGGGTATGGATCTTGGAAAGATTTTTTCAAGTACAAGATTAATGCTTATTTCAGCTATGTGATGGAACAGGAAGTTCCACCGGCGCCTAAGGGATTAGAAAATTTCCCTGATCTTATTGATCCGTCCTTTTTAGTATATGGGCGTGGTAAGCGATTCTTGAAGAAGTTACTTCTGGATCCTTTGAAAATAGAGAGCTTTGCTCAAAGTATTGCACAGTCGAAGAAGGGCGCACCATCGGTTGATCCGAAGAAGGTGGCTGAAGCAGAACATGATTGTTTTGTTCATTTGACGACGGAGAGGGCTGACGCGCCTGATTTTGATATTGTCGGTGACAATGGTCTTGTGCATTCCATCAACAGAGATACTATCTGTTATCAACTTAGACGAACAGTACGTGAAGTCTATAGTGGAAGGAAAATGTGTTGGGGTGAACTTACTCAACCTTTTGTACCATCTACTAGTTCTCATTATAATTTCAATAGAGATAATATGGGAGCAGTTGGTGCTTTTCTTAGTAATAAAGATATTATGGATTTCGAAAAGAAGTCCACCTTTGTAAAAAAGGAGTTGGGACCAGTGGTCTTGACTGGAGAGTTATCTGAAATGTACGGAAAGGCGGGTATTGAAGAACAAGAGAGAATTGATAAAGAATTTGAGAACTTTTTTATTAAGGAAACGATTGGTCTCCATTACGATGGAACTGAACTTTGTGAACTCTGGAGGGATAAGATTTATCCTAAACTATTAGATGCGGCATTTGAAGAAGATCCGAAGACCATTATATTAGGCTTGCCTGAACCATTAAAAGTTCGGTGTATTACCTCTGGTCCACCTCTGACTCAAACTGTTTTGAAACCAATGCAAAAGTGGTTATGGAAGCACCTTAAATCCCAATCGGTTTTTCAATTGATTGGAACTCCTGTGACATCGGAAATTGTTAAGAAACAATTAGGTGTCCTGGGTTTAACTGAAGAATTTATTTCAGGAGATTATAAGGCCAGTACTGACAATTTGCATAGCTGGGTTTCAGAGTGTCTATTAGATTCACTCGTTGAATTGTGGAGGGAAGAAGTGGATCAGTCAGATCCTTTCTTTAAAGAGATTGATCGTTATGCCATTTTGATGAAAAAGGTTTTAACTGGTCATAAGATTCTCAACCCGGCGTATAATGGAGATTATCGTCAGGGCTTCGCACTCCGAGATGAATGGTTTAGTCCTCAAAAAGAAGGACAATTGATGGGAAGTATTATTTCATTCCCTTTCTTGTGTCTTGCCAATGCTGCTTTATGTCGCTTTGCTATGGAGGTAACAGATGTCCAGGGATATCGTGTTACAGATAAGTATCGAAGAGGCGAAAGCTTAGCTCGTTTATTAGTAAACGGGGATGACTGTGTCTTCCCAGGTAAGATTGATCTTTTATTCCGCAATTGGAAATTGATCACAGGTTTTGGTGGTTTAGAATCATCAGTTGGAAAAACCTTTAAGTCAAGAAAGTTTATGACTATTAATTCCGTTCAATATAAGTATTTGGAGAGTGATTATGATCTAGTTTATGAAACAGTTAGTTATGTAAACATGGGTCTAGTTTATGGACAGAAGAAAGATGGTGTAAGGGGGAAACCCTTTTATCGTATGGGAGCTGTTCATAGAGATCTTCAAAAGACTTGTCCGCCTAAATATTTTGATGCGGCTACCAAGCTATTCCTTAAAGAAGCTAGAGAAATTAAGTTTCGAGAGTTGAGGGATCGAGATACCGGAAAGGTTATCAAAGATCCTGAGACCAGGGAACCAGTTATGGTTGAGAACTACTTTGGTTCAATTATGAATGCCAAAGTGCCCTTCTATTTTCCTGAATGGTTAGGGGGGCTTGGTCTTGTGTTACCAACTAAAGAAAGAGAAAAATTACTTTCAAATAGAGGTTGGAGAGATCAATTGTGTCAAGCTGCTTTCATTCGCAGCAAGATAGGTGACTGTACCTACTGTCCAAAAAAACTCAGCGATCGAGCCGAGTGGCAGTTTTATAGTCTGTCTAGGAAAAGTAATGAAGATTTCACATTTTTAGGAAATCAAAACTTTACTCATGTTAATAATCATGAGACTCCTAGATTACCAAGGACTCTTAAAGAGGAAAATTCGAAACTTTTCTCTCTTTGTGTTGTTGATGCCTTTCTTGTAACTCCTATACCTGAAATTAGACAGTGTCTTGAACAGGAAGAAGAGGAGAAGGTCTTGAGAAATCTCGCTATCTATAACCAAAAGATGTGGGATGATGCTCGAGCGTATTTCTATAGTAAAATGAGAAGTTATCTTCTTGAAAAATTTCACATGGATTATGATGACCTTCAGGCTGAAAAGAAAGAATTCTTTTTGGCTTGTTATTCGAATGCAAAATAATTAGGTTTTACGGGTGAAAACCCAGTTTCTCATTTAGGAATGAGCGTTAGGATAGGACGGTGTCCGAAGGAGTTAGTCTCTCGATTCTAACTGGCATAGCTATGCCCTGCTTACAAAGAAGTTGTATTATTGGAAACAAGTCCAATGATCCTGTAAGACTTATTAACTGCTTGTCTAAGACCTTTAGTAATAAAGGAACCGCCGCACGCTCATATGAGGTGCCTGTGGGCTTATTCTTGACTGGATGATCCAGCTAGACATAATCAGTTTTTAAGGGTGGTCAGTGATCTAAACACAATGTAATGTGAGTAGTTGGGAGTAAGGTTGTATCTCCCGGAAAAAGCGATTGTGACTTGAC